TTGCTGGCCTACAAGCAGGGTAAGCACGTTTCTCGCCTTTCTTGCGGCCACACGGCTTTCCTGTGTTTACGTCAACCCACTTGTCTTTGAACCATTTACCTAGTCCGGCTTGTGCTGGCATTACGCTTTCCCCACACGATTGTCTGAGCCGCCCCACTTGCCACCCTTCTCCTTGTACCACTTAGCAGCATAGGCGTTAGCGTAAGCAGAAGGATAAACCTTGTACTTACGCTTCGCCGCTGCTTTGGCTCGTGACCAAAGCGCAGGGTCTTTTGGCTTACTTGCCGCCACAATACTTACCAGTTTTTGTGTTTGATGTTTTCTTCATTTTAGCCATTACCATTTCACCTTATTTGCCCAATATGCTGCTGAACATCTGCCCTTTGCAATATTCTTGGCGTGTCTTGCCTTGAATGATTTACGCCGGGCTTTTTCTGATGCTGTACTTGGGCTTTTACCAGCACCAGAAACTCCTTGCTGCCCAAAACGAATAGTTTTTACACTGCCATCCTCACATTTAGCCACAACAACGTGGCTTTTAGTCGGGTGGCTGGGTGTGCGCTTGGGCTTATTATAGCCGGATACGCCAATTCTTTCTAGTCGGGGGTCTTTAGGCATCGTACTCAACCTCGTGAACTTTTGATGTTCTCATCATATCCTGTATTTCTTCTGCGGATATACCAGCGCGAAGACCAGCACTAACAGCCATACTCATACAAGCATCCATAACGTGCTGCCATTTTGCTTCTGATGTAACCAACAAACCTGCAACGTGCATTTCTAACATCGTATTGATGGCCTCAACCATCTCCATATATTCTTCTTCAGTCTCATCAAGCTCCACTTCAACGTCTAAGTGTCTATTCGGAAACTTTACGATGTTGTCAGTCATACCACCCATCCTGTGTTTGGCTTCAAGCTGCGCTTGCTACTATAACCTCTTGAGTAGCCGCCAGCAATGGCACCGTTTTCAGCAAAACTCAAGACAAAAGCATCTGCTACGTCTGGACTTCTCTGCCCTCTACGCTTCATCTCGTCTTTGCTCTCGACCTTCAGCTTACCATTAGATAGGTATTTATACCTAATCCCGGTGATTTCCTGTATTAACGTAGCATCATTTGGTATATGGCAATCCCTTGCCTCAAACCATTCACGAGCATTCCAGAACAATTCATCTCGCAGCCGGTTAAACCTGTCCTTCAAACTGGCAGTCTCCGACACAGATATAGCCACGGCAGGCAAATCAAGCTCTCTCAACCTGTCAGCCAGCCCTGCACCAATGCCAATCGCATCAATATATATGCTTTGAGGGCGCATACGATAGTTGCAAGCCTCATACTCAGACAGCACAATACCTGCCATCTCCATAATATCCCTGCCCTGGTACGTCTTAATCGGCTCAACAAGCACATTACCTTGCCGTTTAGCGATAGCACTCCTGTCACCGCCAAATCTTGCAACGTCTACTCCCCATACAACCGGCGTAGTGGGTGAGGCTTCGACTTCTCTCTTAGTTGCCTCTTCAACCAAATAGAGCGGCAATAACACATCATCAGATTGCGTAGGAAACTGACCAAGTACACGCACCCTGTAAACATTAGACTCTTCACCGTATTTGTCCTTCATCTCCTCAAGAAACTGCTCAGAAACCGTGGTTGCCTCGTGACAACTCACCGTCATCGTGTGCCAACGCTCACGCTGAGAATGGTGACTATCAAAGAAAAAACCTTCAGACCGCGTAGGATTTCCGCACATAACCGTCTTCGCACCGGCAGTGGACATTGCACCCTCACCGACCTGGAAGACAACATCCGGTATACCTGACGCTTCCTCACACAAGAATAACATATTCTCTGAGTGAAAACCCTGCAAAGCCTCTGGGTTCTCCCTGCGACTTGTTCGCGCAACCGCAAAACTATCACTAGCCCCTTTGAGGCTAATCTTGTCGCTCTTGAACTCCAGTAACTGCTTGAAACCCTCGGGCAGCTTCCTTGCCCATTTATCTATCTCAGTCCACAAAACATCACTCAACTGATGCGCTGTGTTTGCCGTCACAGCCACCTTGCAAGGATAATGCGTTACAAGCCACCACAACACCAACCAACTCTGAAACGCCGTCTTGCCGACACCGTGACCAGAAGCAATGCTAACCTTATCGTGACTTGCAACGGCCTTGAGTGCCTCGGCTTGCCACGGCTGGGGTTCTGCCTTGAGGATGCTGGTGACGAATAAAACAGGGTCATTGTGCAACTGAACAAGCAGGTCGGTGTTCTCAGTCTTTTTCAACTTCAACAGCCTCCGCATCAATGGTCTTTTCCTCTAGCCGCTGACGCTCTATCTGCGCCGCTGCCAGCTTCAACTCGTCAACAAAGCTTACAACCTTATGCTCGTGTTCGACTTTCTGGTTCTCGCCGTAAAACTTCGGATACAACTTCGCTGCTCGCCACTTGTAAGTATCAATGACAACTCGCGCTTGCTGGGCGTCAAGCTCTCCATACTTCATAAGCTCAATAGCATCGTCAATATCATCATCAATCTTCTGGGCGCGAAGCTCCATAGCGACCTTGTACTGGTCGCGGAAATCAGCGTCATCACGCAGCCACTTGCTAATCGTCATAAACGTAGGGATTTGCTTGTGAGTGCAAGCCTTACGAGCAGACATACCGTCAGAAACAAGCTCTATGAACTTCTTTTTGCCACGGTCTATCTCTTTCGGGTCAGTGATTTTACGCCCCATTTGGTACTCCTCTATTCGTCACATAGCAGACTTGATATAGCAGTGCAAGAAAACTTGCAACTTTTGGGGGTGTGGGGGTGGTTTTAGGCGTGGTAGAAAGAAGGGGGGGGTGAGATGTGGACTATTATATATTTATGCCGCCCCCCGCGCAGATTCGATGGGGGGTGTATCAGCGTATTAGCACATAAGCACACCAACATTATGCGACAAAGATAATAAACATTATGCGACAAATGCCAGGCCGCCAGGTTGAGGCGTGACGGCTTGCAACGACTGCCGATGATGAATCATACACCGGAACCACCAACGCCAGCCAGTGAGCGAATATGAGCGATTGTCGCGCGTGTGGTGATATAATACCGCATTGAGGTGATGCCCCCTAATCCCCTATCAAATCCCCTAACCCATCCCCATCCCATCCCCTTACCAACCGCGCTAGCCGTTGCAAGTTTTTCTATATTATCTGCCATTTTGCGCTTGCATTGTGTCAATTATATATTAACATATATATGAAGCATTACAGAAAAGGGAACCAAAACAATGAAACAATTGACCAAGACACAAATGGCCGTGATAGCTGGAAAATCCGTCTATCATTCGCTTCGCGTCAAATCCGTTGCCGATGGTATGGCAAAGACAGAACGCGCTTTGAAAGCTTCAACAAATGTAAAGCTTGGCAAGCGCGTCACGAAGGGCAAGCTTGCTGGCTTTCCCATTCTTACATTGACACTAGAAGAACGCGCCACTTGTCCGGCGTCTTGCATTCATTATGCTGATTGTTACGGCAATAATATGATGAACGCCACCCGCTATGCCGCCGATGAAGCATTGTTGCAGCAAATCGAATCTGATTTGTCTTTCTATCAATCAAAGCACCCGAACGGCTTTCTTGTCCGTTTGCACGTTCTTGGCGATTTTTTCAGCGTTGCCTATGTCGCAAAATGGGCGAAATGGCTGTCAATGTTTCCGGCTTTGCACGTTTATGGGTACACTGCCAACCAATATGACGCTATTGACAGCAAAGAACGCGCCATTGGCGAAGCTTTGCTTTCGTTGCGTTTGGCTTGCGGCATTCGCTTTGCCGTCCGGTTTTCCGGCTCATATAGCGATTCATTCGCTGCATTATCGCAAGACGATGAACGAAGCAATGCCTTGCTAGCTGAAAAGAAAGCTTTCCTTTGCCCTACGCAAATCAGCAAGGAAACCGGCGAGCTTGCAAAGAAAGACGAAGAGACAATTTTGCCGGATTGCGGTTCTTGCGGCCTATGCTGGCAAGCTTCAAAGCCGGTTGTGTTCTTAACCCATTAGAAAGGAAAAAAAATATGTATGTATACCGCAACAAACAAGGCCATATCGTCAAATTTATTAAGCCTGTATCGCGTAAAGCGCAAGCCATACTAGGCTTTAAAAACATACCACAAAAGCGAAAGGCATAAACAGGCTGGCAGGGAATCCCTGCCGCTTTATAGCCGCCAGTCAACCGGCTGGCGTCTATATGGCGAAAGCCTAACACGAAGCAACGAAAGGAAAACACAATGACACATCACTATTTGATTTGGGGAAAATATGGCAGCGATAAATTAGAGTCACTGTTAGTCGAAACCGTTAACGGTGGTTACATCCAGACAATAGCGCAAGCAAACGCAATTATTCGCTATTGGCAAGAAAAGGCTAACGATGGAATGGTTGAAAAAGTCAGAGATTGGCGCATTGCTAAGGTTGATTATTCTAATCAGCCGGATTTTGCTGGCACGATTAACGTATAAGGGGAAAACCAATGCAAAAAACTAATTACGATTGCGGCAATTGTCACCACCACTGGCAAGCCGACAAGCTGCAAATAGAATGCCCCGAATGCGAGTCGTTCTACATCGCCGCGACTAACGAATGGGATTATCACGACAGCCGCGAACCACTCTTTGAAGACGTAACATAATGAACCGCGAAGCCATATCAGGCGGGCTTGCGCTGATTGCGCTTTGCCTTGCCCTTGTCGCGGCATCACTGGCAAGCGATGGCTTGCCGTTGTTGCTAACCATTGCAGCCGGTTGCGCGTTGGCAACCGTTGCAAGCTTCATTCTAAAATAATGCTTGCAATCTGTTTTAGATTGCTTAATCTAAATTGACAACATTACGAAAGGGAACCAGTTATGATTCAGATACCAAAGCAAAAATCGGTTGAAAAATCGGTCAGACTATCGGTTGAGCGCAACGGTATATCGGTTGAGCAAC